TAGAGATTATATCGATGTCATAATTAGATGTTTAGGTATAGCTATCAGTTTAAGTTCAAACTAAAACCAATATAGATGGGATTATACAGATGTAAAAAGTGTAAAACAAAAAAAGAATTTTTGAAAACAACTTTAATTTTTTTTGAAAATAAAATTGTAAGCAAAGAAGCAAAATGTTGTAATACGTTTATGGAAAACATAGATAAAGGATTTGGGATACCAACAATAATTTTAAATGATAGCGCTTTAAAAAATGGCTAAAGGCAGAAAGAAAACACCTACTAAATTAAAGAGTATGGCTGGTACTTTACGTTCAGATAGAATAGTAGAGAATGAGATGCAGGTAGATTTATGTAATTATTTACCTACTGCTCCAGAATGGCTTTCTCCAATAGGCAAAGAAGAATGGGATAAGATCACTAATCAATTATTTAATTTAGAGATGTTACATTCTGTTGATTTAAAAATGATTGAAGCCTACTGTAATGAGATGAGTTTATATATTGAATGTGAGATGAAACTTAGAGAAGTTGGAAGGGTAGATGAATTTTTTAATGGAGAGGGGGATGTAGTAAGGCGACAAGCCAAGCCATTAATGAAAATGAAAAACGATGCGTTGGCTAATGCTTTAAAACTTGCTACGCAATTTGGAATAACACCTGTTGCAAGAGCTAACATCTCTGCTCCTAAAGTTACTAACAATACACAAATAAATAACTACTTTGATTAATGTATTACTTTGATGAAAGCGCTGCTAATAAAGCAGTTGGATTTATTGAAACTTTTATAACTCATACCAAAGGAGAGCTGAGTGGAAAGCCTTTTTTATTAGAGGATTGGCAAAAGAAAATAGTATCAGATTTATTTGGATGGAAGAATAAGAAAACAGATTTAAGAAAATATCGTACAGCTTATATTCAGATTGGAAGAAAGAATGGTAAATCAACATTAGCATCTGCCTTAGCTTTATATATGTTATTTGCAGATGATGAGAGAGGTAGCGAAATATACTCTGCCGCTGGGGATAGACAACAAGCAGGGATAGTTCATGAGATAGCAAAAGGAATGATAGTTGGTAATCCCGAATTAAGTAATAGAGCTAAAGTCTATCGTAATTCTATTATCAATGAAGGCAAAGGAAATTATTATCAAGCAATAAGTTCTGACAGCAAAACAAAACATGGCTTCAATGCTAACTGTATTATCTTTGATGAGTTACATACACAGCCCAACAGAGATTTGTGGGATACGCTAACTACATCAGTAGGTAGTAGGAGGCAACCATTGACTATTGCTATTACTACTGCTGGATATGATAGGAATAGTATCTGTTATGAGATTTATAAATATGCCCAACAAGTTGAAAGTCAAGCAGTTAAAGATGAAACATTTTATCCCTGTATTTTTGAAGCTGAGATGGATGATGATATTACTGATGAGGAGGTATGGAAAAAAGCGAATCCTAATTATGGAGTAAGTTTAAAAAAGAATTACATGGAGATTGAAAGCCAAAGAGCAGTAGATGTACCATCATATCAAAATACTTTTAAAAGATTAATGTTAAATATTTGGACCGATAGCTTAGCAGTATGGATACCAAATAATGAATGGATGGAATGCTACCAAGAATTTGACTACTCTACATTAGAGGGAAAAGAATGTTGGGCAGGATTAGACCTCGCATCTACAAGAGATATAAGTGCTTTAGTTTTATTATTTAATATAGATGATAAATATGTGGTCCTACCTCATCTTTTTATTCCAGAAGAAAACGCAAAAAAAAGAAGTGAAAGAGATGGGGTAGATTATGTAACTTGGAAAAATCAAGGACATATTATAGCAACTGAGGGCGATGTAGCAGATTATAATTTTATAAAAGAAAAAATAAATGAGCTATCTAAAAAATATAGGTTACAATCTATTGCTTATGATAGATGGAATGCATCTCAACTTGTAATAGATTTACAAAACGATGGAGCTAATATGTCGCCTTTTGGGCAAGGCTTTGTTAGTATGTCTGCTCCTACTAAAGAATTAGAAAAGCTAATTATAGGAAAACAGATTATACATAATGATAATCCCTGTATGAATTGGATGCTTAGTAACGTAGCAATCCAAGAAGACCCCGCTGGGAATATTAAGATAGCTAAAAATAAATCTAAAGAAAAAGTAGATGGAATGGTAGCATTGGTAATGGCTTTAGGCGAGATAATGACAGAAGAAAATACAGATAGTGTATATGATCAAAGAGGATTATTGATATTATGATAGATATAAAAATATTAAAACTATTATCAGCAGAGGGATTTGATGAGAGATTTTATGAGGTATCTGCTAAAACTCCTACCTATAAAAAGGCTTATGAAGCAGTAGAGGATGAGCATGAGTTATATTTTGGGAGGAGAAGATATGCAGGATATGATTCTTATAGAGTATGTAGGCATCTCAGAATAAAGAAAAAAGGAAAATGATTTAACAGATTTTATTATCTTTCATTCGTATTATTGCAGAAAAATAATATCTTGGGAGTATTAGATTCAATCAGAGCATTCTTTGTACCATCAAAAAAACAGGAAAGAGCTATCAACTATTTTAGCCAATATGATTCATTGGATGGGATGAATAAAAATAAGGCTATTACCTTTAGTGCGGTATGGGCAGCGATACGATTACTTTCCGAAAGTGTATCAGGATTACCGATTTCAGTTTATAAAAAAGAAGCCAATGGCGATAAGATAGAGGATAGCTCATCTAAATTATACAACCTTATAAAATACCAACCAAATTCTTATCAAGATAAAACTACTTTCTTTGAAAAGATAATGTTAGATTTATTAACAGATGGTAACTCCTATGTAAGAATCCTTAGAGATAATAGTGCTAATCCAGTAGAGTTAATCTGCTTAAATGCCGAAAGGGTAACAATATTAAAAAAAGATAATTACATCTATTATCAAGATTCTAATGAAGGAGGTACTCATGATGCGGATGATGTACTGCATTTTAAACTAATTACGCAAGATGGAATCAAAGGATTATCCCCAATAACTCAATGCGCTAATGCAATTAATTGGGGAATGAACGTAGAAGAATTTGGTAGAAAGTTTTTTGATAATGGCGCACAGCTATCTGGAATATTAGAAACCGATAGAACACTATCCACAGAAGCTATTGATAGATTAAAATATAGCTTTAATAATATTTATAGAGGAGTAAAGAATAGTAATAAGACCGCAATCTTAGAGGAAGGATTAAGTTGGAAGCCTGTATCTATAAGTGCAGAGCAGGCTCAGTTCTTAGCATCAAGGCAATTTAGTGTAGAGGAGGTGGCTCGTATCTTTAATATGCCACCTCATCTTTTAAGAGATTTAACTAAATCATCTTTTAATAATATAGAGATGCAGAGCCAAGAGTTCGTAACTTATACTCTAATGCCTTATCTAACAAGGATAGAACAACAAATGAATCTTAAATTATTTAGAAAAAATGAATTAGGAAAAAGATTTGTTGAGTTTAATGTTAATGGATTACTAAGAGGAAACATAAAAGATAGATCAGATTATTATAGAACGATGCTTAATATTGGAGCTATGTCTATAAATGAGATTAGAAGAAAAGAAAACATGAATAGCATAGAAGATGGAGATAAACATTTTATGCAATTAAACATGACAACCATAGAAAAACTAACAGCAGATGCCCCTACCGACACCGAATAAATACGAAGATAAAGAATCGTTTATGAGTAGATGCATGGCTGATGATATTATGGTAGAAGATTTTGAAGATGAAAAACAGAGATTGGCTGTATGCCAAACTCAATTTGAAGAAAATAGAAAAAACATTTGGGAAGATAAAAATAATAATGACATGGAAAAAAGAATTTACACAATAGAAACAAGAACAGAAGAAAGAGAAGATGGTACTCCTGTTGTTATAGGACACGCTTCTCTGTATGATTCTCGTTCAGAAAATCTCGGTGGCTTTTATGAATACATTGAGAGAGGAGCATTTACTCCAGAGCTGATAGAAACATCTGATGTAAGAGCGTTAATCAATCATGACCAAAATTTAATTTTAGGTAGAAGTACAAGCGGTACTCTAAAATTAGAAGCAGATGAGAAAGGATTACGTTATGAATTTAGCGTACCCGAAACATCTTATGGAAAAGATTTATTAGTATCAATGAAGCGGGGAGATATAACACAAAGCTCTTTTGCATTTACAGTACAAGAGGATGATTGGAGTACAGATGAAAATGGTAATAACATTAGAACAATTAAAAAGATAAATAAATTGTATGATGTATCTCCTGTAACATATCCAGCTTATAGTGAGGCTAATGATTTAACAGTAGCTCAAAGAGGATTAGCAGTATATAAAGAAAAGATAGAAAAGGAAGAAGAAGAAAAAGATTTAGTGATGAGAAGTTTAGCATCATTAAAAATAGAATTAGCAAAACGTAAATAAATTTATAAATTAAAAAAAGAAGAAAAATGAAAAGTTCAAACGATTTAAAATCTGAGAGAGCAGATATCATTTCTTCACTTGAAAACATTAAAGATGTTGCAACAGGAGAGGAGAGAGATCTAACTACAGATGAAAACACACAAGTAGATGGATTACTTACAGAGGTAGATAATTTATCTAACAAAATAACAAGAATGGAAAAAGTAGAAGCATCATTAAGAACAGCTGCTGCTGTTAGCGGGGAAAAAGTAAGTAAGAAAGAAGATAAAGAAATAAGAGATTATTCTTTCCAAGATGCTTTAGCACAAGCTGCAAGTGGCTCATTAAGTGGGTTAGTAAAAGAGATGGACCAAGAGGCAAGAAATGAATCAAGATATACTGGTCAATCTTATAAAGGAGTTGGAATCCCAGCATCTATATTAACAAGAGCTGCTGTTGCAACATCTGCTGGAAATGAAACTATGGCGATGTCATGGGTAGACCAATTAGAGGCTAATTTAGTTTTAGCATCAGCAGGAGCTAATTTTTACTCTGGCGTAAACAATATGAAATTCCCTGTTTTCTCAAGCATAAACTCTGGATTCGTTGCTGAAACAGGTGGCTCTGCTCCAGCTGCAAATGGAACAGCTACATCATTAACTTTAAGTCCTAAAAAATGTATCTCTATTGTTAATGTTAGCGCTGAGGCTATTGCTCAAAACGCATCTATTGAAGCGGCATTGAGAAGAAATATGGCTCAAAGCGTTGCTGCAACTATGGAATCTGCATTTTTAGCTAATGATGATGTATCAAATGCACCAACATCATTATTCAAAGATGCTACATCTGTTGCAACAAGTGTTATTTCTACTGCTAATGTTCATAAAATGGAAACTGACATTTTAGCTGCTGATGTTTCTTTAGAAGGAGCAAGAATGGCATATATCTTAAATCCTGCGGCTTATGCTGATGTTAAATCATTAGTTGAAGTATCTAATATATCCGCTTTATATGACCCAAGAGAAAAGATGCTAAATGGATATTTTTCATTTGTAACATCTAATTTAAACTCTGGGGGAACAGCTGCTAAAACTGCCGCTTTATTCGGAGATTTTTCAACAGTACATATAGCACAATTTGGTGGTTTAGATGTCATTTACGATGTTTACACCAATGCTGGAACGGGTGAGCCTCGTTATGTTCTAACATCTTTAGTAGATGCTGGAGCTGTGAGAGCTACAACATTCCAGAAGAACTTAGAAGCATAAGTTTAGGTTATTAATATTATTAAAAGGGGTGGTGGATTTACCATCATCCCTTTTTTTTAAAAAAGAAATTTAAAATGGCAAGATCATATAGTGTTACTACACCAGCAGCATCTTATCCTATTACAACAGCAGAAGCTAAGGCGCATCTAAAAGTTGATATAAGTGATGATGATACTTTAATAGATAACCTTGTTAAAGCGGCTACTCAATCCGCAGAGGATTATACCAATAGATTTTTTATTGCTACTACATTAACAATGGTAGGGGATACATGGAAAGATATATATACATTATATAAATCTCCTGTATCATCTGTTACTAAGATTCAGTATTACAATACCTCTAATACTAAAGTAGTTTTAGGAGATACTGTATATATTGTAGATAACACCTCTAAGCCATGTAGAATACTACTTGATGAGGACCAAGAGTTCCCAGATTTAGCAGATAGAAAGATGGCAGTAGAAGTTATTTATATAGTAGGGGAATCAGAAGATGGTACAGAAGTAAGCAATTTAATAAAACAAGCGATACTATTAATGGTAGGTCATTGGTATCAAAATAGAGAGGCAGTAGTTATTGGAAGAATAGCAACAGAGATTCCTATGGCTGCTAAAATGATATTAGACCAATACAAAATTCAAGTATGCTAATAGGAGAGTTAGATAGGAGAATAGCATTATACAATCCCACTACTGCTGCTAATAGTTATGGAGAAAAAGCTATTAGTGCTTGGAGTTTATATACAACAAGATGGGCAAACGTATTATGGAAAGGAGGAACAGAGGGAGATGAGAATGATAAAATAACAGGGATGAGTAGAGTACATTTTTATATTAGGAATCAGAGCTTATCTTCTTTGACTTTACAAACCAAGATAACTTATGATAGTAAAGATTATTTTATAAAAGTAATTAATGAAGTAGATGGGAGGCAAGGATTTTTAGAATTAATAGCAGAAAATAAAGATTAAGATGGCTGGTAGAAAAAAAGATATTGAAGTAAAAGGAATTAAGGAGATACAGGAAATGTTTGAAAGCCTACCAAAGCAGGTAAGCGAAAAAGCAGTATGGCAAAGATTCTGGAGAAAGAATACCAAGCCAATACTAAAGATTGCTAAGTCAAAAGTAAAACAAGATACAGGGCAATTAAAAAAGAGTTTAGGTTTTTTTACTACTAAAAAGAGTAGAAAGTCTTTAGGAGGATATATAGGACCAAGAGTAAAAGGAGCGTATCGTAGTAAAGAGAAAACAGGATTCTATGGAGCTTTTATAGAGTATGGGGGAGATGTTAAGTTTTGGGGTAAAGGACCAGCAAAGGCAGGAGATCAACCTTATATGCGTCCAGCTTGGAATGAAGGTAAAGGAATAGTATTAAATAATTCTATGAAAGATGCCATAGATATAATGGCTAAAGCTATTAAAACACATGAAGCAAGGTTAAAGAAATATGGTAAATTTGGATACTAATGAAAGTAGGATTAGCAATATATAATATTTTAAGTAATGATACTGATATTACCGATATAGTATCTACAAGGATATTCCCTAATGTAGCTCCTCAGACTACTACTTTTCCTTTTATTATTTATGATGTAGAGGGAGATACACCAACAGATACTAAGGATGGAGCAAGTAGTTTAGATATAAACTCTTTAATGGTATCCTGTTACTGTGAAACATATACTCAAGCCTGTGATTTAGCACAATTAATACGCACAGCATTAGATAGAATATCTGAATCTACATATAATACTATTACAATACAATCATCAGAATATAGAGGATATAGTGATATTTTTGATGATGATGCAGGAGATAATGGAATATACAGAAAAGCAATAGATTTTGATATTAGAGTTATTAATGCGAAATGGAGAAACTCCTACTCATTAGAATTTGATGGAGTTGATGATTATGTTACAATGGGAGATACTACTACATTTACTTTTGGAGATGGGAGTAGTGATGATGCATTTAGCTTCTCTTTATGGCTTGATGCAGTAGATATAACAAGCACAGGATTGATTGCTAAAGATGCTTCCTCTAATTCTGAATATCATATCTTAGTAAGTAGCGGGGATTATTTACGTTTTAGGTTATATGATAATAGCTCCTCAGCTTGGATACAAACACAGATAGATTCTACTGTTACAAGTTGGCAAGGAAGTTGGAAGCATTTAGTTTGTACTTATAGTGGTAACAGCTCATCTTCTGGATTAAAGATTTATGTAGATGGATCAGCAGCTACACAAACAGCAACAAGTAGTGGTACATATACTGCTATGGAAAACACCTCAGCAGCTTTAAATATGGGAAGATCAGAGAGGAGTGCTTTTTATTTTGATGGAAAAATAGATGAGGTAAGTTTATGGAATAAAGAATTAAGTAGTACAGAAGTAACAAATTTATATAATAGTGGAAGCCCTACTGATATAGCCTCTAATACAGGATTGATAGGATGGTGGCGTAATGGGGATGGAGCTACATATCCTACTATCCCTGATGATTCTACTAATAGTAATAATGGAACAATGACCAATATGGCAAGTGGCGATATACAAGGAAACGTACCATCATGATATATGTAATTATAAATAGCGATGATGTAGATACAGTAAGATTCTCTGAGGTAGTAGAATCTTCTCAGCATACATTAAGATATAGTATGGATACCTCAGAAACTATTGTAAAATTTGAAGGAGATACTCCATCTTTTTTAGAGGGTAAAACTCAATATACAAAAAATCAGATGAGAGAGATTATTAACAATCCAGAGAATGGCTGGATATTAAATTAAAGATTATGGAATATAAATTACAAAAGGATTGGGATAGAAACGGAAGAATATTTAAAGAAGGACAAACTTTAGATATAACTCAAGAATTAGCTCAATGGTTAGATGAAAATGGGTATGGAAAGAAAAAAAGTAAAAAACCTAAAAAAGTAAAAGAAGATGGCGACATTAACAGCTCAAGAGATTAGTGAGGCAGGTACAACAGTAACCTATGCATCAGCAACAGCAGATGGGGATGTAGTAGATAATGATGGTAAGGTATTTCTTCATGTTAAAAATGGAGGAGGTAGTGAGATTACAGTAACAATCACAGCCCAAACTACAAGTGTAGATTCTCCTATTTATGGTACATTAACAAAAGCTAATGCATCTAAAGCTATTGCGGGAAGTGCAGAGGCTTTTATAGGACCATTTGAAATGCAAGCATATAATAATAGTGATGAACAAATTGCAATAACTTATACAGGAGTAACAAGTGTAACTATTGCAGCATTATATTTAGGATAAGATGGCAGGACCACATGGAATATTAAATGGTACAGAGATAAAAGTATATACAGGATCAGATTTAATCATGTATGGTACATCTGCTACCTTGACTATTAATTTAGCAACAAGAGAAACCACAGGTTTCCATTCTCAAGCATGGGAAAGCTGTATGGAAGGCACAAGAAGTTGGTCCATAGATGCTGATGGTATGTACGCTTGGGAAACAGATGCAGGTACTAATCCTAAAAATGGGGATTATCTATTTAAACAATATATAAGAAACAGAAATATGGTCGAGGTACATTTTGGTACTAAAGATGCGGAATCTGGAGATGTAAGATATTTTGGGAATGCTTATGTTACTAACCTAAGCATGACAGGAGGTACAGAAGATTCTGCAACATTTTCTGTATCTTTTAAAGGGAGTGGTATATTACAACTACATGAAACATAAAATTAAATTATTAACAAATTAAAAATAAAAAACAATGGCAGCACCAGCAGGAATATTAAATGGAACGGAGATAAAAATTTATGCAGCAGGTACTCTTGTAGCTTATGCAACAAGTGGTACTATCAACGTAAATCAATCTCCAAGAGAAACTACCAACAAAGATAGTTTAGGTAGAAAAGAAGTAAAAGAAGGATTAACAGATTGGACAGTTGATTTAGAAGGAATGTACGCATGGGTAGATGATGGAGGATCAGCAGTAAGTAACGCTGATGATTTGATAAACTCTTATATATTAACAAGAGCATCTATGACTATCACTTTTGGAACAACTGATACAGAAACAGGGGATACAAAATATACAGGTACTGTATATATGACATCTGCTTCTCTATCAGCACCAACAGAAGAATCAGCTACTTTTTCTTCTTCTTTTCAAGGAACAGGACAGCTAACGCAAACAATTAGCTAATATTAATTAAATTGGTAATCCCCTCTTGCTCTTTTGTTATTGAGAGAGCATTTGGGGAGAGCCGATTACTAAAAACTCAATAACAATGGAAGATTATAATTTTGTAGAAATAGATGGGGAAAGACATCCCATCCGTTTTGGAATGAATGCTTTAAGAAAGTTTGGCAAAAGAACAGGTACTACTTTAGCTGACCTTGAAAAATTAGGAGCAGATATGGATTTAGAAAATGCTTTGCAGTTAGTATATGCAGGAATAGAAGATGGATATAGAAAAGCAAAACAAAAATGTGAATTAGATGTTGAATCCTTAGCAGATTTAATTGATAATGATTATGATGCTTTAGCAAAATGTATGAATATACTATCGCAACACATGGGAGGTAATAAAAAACAGAAGAAGGGAAAAAAGTAGATGCCCAAGCTAATACAGAAGTGTTATCTTGGGATGAGATAGAGAAGGTAGGATTAGGTAAATTAAGATTAAGAGTTGATGAGTTGTATGATATGTTACCACATCAATTCTTTACAATGGTAGAGGGATTTTTTGAATTAGAAACAGAGAGAGATAAAAGAGAATGGGAAAGAGTAAGATGGCAAACTTGTTTATTATTAAATATACAGTTACCTAAAAATAAAATTTTAAAACCAACCGATCTATTTAAATTTGAAGGAGAAAAGAAAACTAAAACAGATTATGAAAAGCTAAGAGCAAGAGCAGAATATATTAAAAAAATGGAGGATAGCAAAAATATAGAAAATGGCAAATAAGAGTGTAGGATTATTAACAATAGCATTTGGAGCTGATTTAAGAGGTTTTGATAGAGCCATGAAGAAGGCTACTCGTACCATTGGTAATTTTGGTAAGAAGATGTCAAACATAGGTAGAAACCTAACAGCAGGATTAACATTACCAATATTAGGAGTAGGTATAGCATCTATAAAATTAGCTTCCGATACTCAAGAATCTTTGAATAAAGTAGATGTAGCTTTTGGAGATTCTGCTCAAAGTGTAAAAGATTTTGCTAAAACTACTACAACAGCTTTTGGTATTGCCCAGAAAGATGCTTTAGAGATGTTATCTCTGTTTGGGGATATGAGTACATCTTTAGGTTTTAGTCAAGCATCAGCTTCTAAGATGTCAAAAGAATTGGTAGGATTAGCAGGAGATTTAGCATCATTTAAAAATATACAAGTTGATGTAGCCCAAACCGCATTAGCAGGAATATTTACAGGAGAAACAGAAGCGTTAAAAAAGCTCGGTATTATGACTACCGAAGCTACACTAAAAGAAACAGATTACTTTTTATCTTTAGGAAAGACATGGAAGCAACTAACACAGCAAGAAAAGATAATGGTAAGATATGCAGCTGTATTAGACCAAACTCAAAATGCAACAGGAGATTTTGTAAGAACACAGGATAGTTTTGCAAATCAATCAAGGCAATTACAATCAGAAATAAAAGATTTAGGAGCTGAATTAGGTGAAGCATTATTACCTATTGCTACAAAATTAGTAGCTAAAGTAAGAGATTTAGTTAAAGAGTTTAAAGGATTAAGTGATGAGAAAAAAACATTAATATTAAAGATAGCAGGAGTAGCAGCTATATTAGGACCTGTATTATTAATGTTTGGAAGTTTTGTTACCATAGTAGTAAATGGAGTAGTACCAGCTATATTATTATTTAGTAAGGCTATGGTTATCTTAGGTAATACTATTTCAAAAAATAAGATATTAAATATTATAGCAATAGTAGGAGCTTTAGGATATGAGATGGCTACCGCCGCAGGTCTTATTGAAAAATTCACTATTGAGGGAGAGGATACTAATGCGATAATGAAGGAATCTGAAAAAACTATTAGTGCTACAAGTAAAGAGATTGAGAATTTACAGAACAATCTTGGGAAGGTAGATTTCAGTAACTTATTAGGAGGCACAGGAGAAGGACCAATGACAGGGGAGGAAGCCTTTGCTATTGATAAGGAAAAATTAGAAAAATCATATAGAGAGATTACCAATAGTATCAAGCAGGAATATTTAGGTATGACCGATGGTATTATAACCACAGAGGAGCAGATGCAAGATGCTTTATACTCATCTCAATTAGGGCATCTTGAAGATATGAAGGCTTTATATCAGAGATATGGATTAGATGTTTCTGCCATAGATAATGAATTATCAGATTTACTAATATCAAATAGAGAAAGACAGACAGAGGCTATCTTTAACTGGGATGAGGCTTTAACTCAAGCAGGAGAATCTATTGGAGCATCCTTATCTCAAGGAGCAGAAGATTTATCTCAATTTGGGTCTATGGTAAAATCTGTAATAAAAGATACTATTGGAGCTATTATAGCAGAAGGGGTGGCGTTAGCCATAACAGCAGCATTAAGAAACTCAGCGATGTTTGGAACAACACCTTGGATGATTCCTATTATTGCAGGGTTAGCGGCAGGATTAGCTCGTACTGCTTTTAATAGTCTTATTCCATCATTTGCAGATGGGGGTATTGTAAGCGGACCAACAGTAGGATTAATGGGAGAATATGCAGGAGCAAGAACAAATCCAGAGGTTATAGCTCCATTAGATAAACTTAAAAGCATGATGGGAGGAACGAATCAACAGGTAGAAGTGGTAGGGAGGATAGCAGGTAATGATATTTGGCTATCTAACAGTAAAGCAACATTTAACAGATATAGGTCAGCATAATGGCATTTGGTAAAAGATTTGAAAGTCAGTTTTATTCCTTAGCAGGGCATCCATATCAAATAAAAATATATGATGATGGATACACAGGTAGCGCTCGTACTATTACAGTAGGGAAGGGTGGTCCAAAATTAAAATATAAAGCGGATGAGGATGATAGGTATAACACAATACTTGCCTCTACTTTAACCATTCCTTTTATAGCTGATGATTCTCTTGGAGGCTTAGATTTAATAGCATGGAGAGAAGAATTAAGAACAGTTACAGCAGATAAAAAAACTTATATTCATCTATATAAGAGGTCGCATGGATCAAGCGTTAGCGGTATAAGTCCAATATGGAGTGGATTTGTATTAATGGATTTATCTCAAGATGAGGATGTATCTACTCCTTATGAGATACAGATTACAGCAACCGATGGATTATCATTATTAAAAGAGGTAGATTTCGTAGATTCTGGAGCAACAAAGCCTTATGTATGGGGAGATAGGATACTGTATAAAAAAAGAATTACCGACCTTATATATAAGGTACTAAATAAAATAGGAGCAGCCACTACAAGTGAGGGGGCAGGAGTGGATTGGGGATTTTCTACCTCTGTAAATTGGTACAATGAAGAACATCAAGGCACTACTAAACAATATGACCCTTTATATCTAACTAAATATGATTGCAGGATAATGTATGAAAGAGTAGTAGCTGATGATGGTAGTGTAACTTATAATGCTCCAAATTGCTATGATGTTCTAAAATCTATTTTATTATTTTGGGGATGTAGGATTACTTATTGGGATCATAATTATTATATAGTACAGATAGATGCTTATGATACAGCGGCAGGAGGTACGTTTAATGCTCCCGATAATGTTAATACAAGATACTATTCGGATACAGGCTCGCATTCCAACGATAAGGATTATCTCGGTACTAAATATAATAGCCAATATCAATTAGATATTAATAACACATCTATTGTTTCTGAATATATAAAAAGATTAACAGGTACTATTTATGACTACTATCCCGCAGTAAAAGAAGTAGAAACACAATCTTTAACAGGAGGAGATACTAATTACTTTTCAGCATTCCCAGAAGGACCATACGATGGATCAGCTCCCCAAACTTTTCAGCAAGAGCCGATAGATAATATGGCATCAGCATCAGCAGCATACTTAGAATTTGATTTTACAGTAACGCATGACCAAGCATCAGCAGTACAAAATTCAAATCCTCTTATCAATACAGGTAATGCAGGTACAAGAATGGATTGGGCGGCGTTTGATTTACGATTATATTTTAAGGTTACCTTAGTACATGGAGGTACAACTTATAATTTAAAACAGGCAGGTCCATCAGCCCCTTGTGTTTGGCAAACATCTGCCTATGGAAACAATCAATATCTATGTGCAGAATTTGTAAATGTACCTAAGAATGGAACAAAAACACAGACCTTCTCTTATAATATAAATACTACAACATCCCCTGCAACAGGCTTTACAGGTCTATGTGACCCTATAAAAATAGAGTATGCTTTAGGCGCTCCAGCAGCAGGAGAATGGAGTACATCGGTATATTCCTCTGTGATATGGAGGGATCATAATAATCCAACATCAGGAGGATTAAATGGATGGTTACCCGCGTGTGGACCATCTTCTGGTACATACATTCCTACAAGCAATCCTATAAATACTTATTCAACAGAATCTTATGGATTAGAATTTAGGGGAGTACCTAATGCAAATTCTCAATGGACTATTGCAGGAACTACTGCAATAGGACCTCAATATAATGTACCATCTCATAACTTAGATTTTGTAAATAATACAGGAGGTCCATTAAGTGTATCTCCATATAAAGGCTCTTTTGTATTAATACAAAACAATACATCTTCTGCATCTACTATAAGTCAGAGTACCAATACAACCGATACATATTCAGTAACATTACCATCTTTATTATGGGGAGATGTACCTAATGCTTCTGATAACCAAGCTATACAAGTATGGGATGGTAGTGCTTGGGTAGGTACTGATTTTAATGGTAAATGGGGAATAGGTACAACAAGCGGTACAATAAAAATTAATGTTTTATTATTACAAGAATATTTAAGAGGTGGCTCTATAAATATTAGGAAAGCAGCTATGGAATTAGTAATGAGTGAAAGCGGGTTTACTAAAAATGATGGTAGTGGATTTACACAGAAGCAATATATAAGCCCTATTACTAAGTTGAGAGAAACAGCAGAAGATAGTACATATCATTCTTATATCTTTCAAAGAGGTACATTCTTTATAAGTGAGGATAGATGGAATGGGGAGTGGTTTCAATTTAACAGAGATGCATCTCTAACTATGAATACTAATACTATTAGTATAATTAGCCCATTTTCAAGTAGATTAGGATTAGGAGGAGCAGGTACAGCGGCTTTAGCCAGAAGGTTAAATTATAACACTTATGGCATGGTTATTACAAATACTACTGCTACTATAAGTGCAGGAGCAAGAACAGAATTTGATATATTAGCTATTAATTATGCCTTATTTTTAGATGGTGATCCTATAACTTTGTTAGATGTTGGTAATGGTATGATGCATAGCCTAACTATTAATGCTACTCAAGCATCTGCTGATGAAACATTAACGATTGATTCTTATACTTTCCCATTTGATGTAGAAGAAGGAGCATTAGTATTTATTGATAAATATTTAGTAGCAAAACAATATCAACATAAAACTACAGGAACAATAGCTGGGATGCCTGTTGATGCAGATGAGTTGGGATGCATAAAATATACAAGTGGAGATGGTACTTATACCATAGATGCAGATACTATAATAGGGGTAGATTTAGATTATATAAAAATATTACCAAGCGATTTCTTAGCTAATGATGATAATACAACTTATAGTGTAGCATGGAAAGATGGTAGCGGACAAACAGGAGTAATCCCAGAAGATGGAGCTTTAGAGATGTTTGCTTTTGTTAGTATCCCATCTGGGAAAACAGCTACCAAAGTAGATGTGTGGGGAAGTAATGCTAAGGCTTTAAATGTATATGAGCATGATGTTAATGCAGGAGCAGGAATGGGTACAGCTATTGGTACAGGTACAGTAAATACAGAGCTTGATATTACAGATACAGCATCTACTGCTACTAATTTTTTAGTGATTAAAATAACTACTACTGCAACCTCTAATAGAATCTATGGAGGGAAGGTAACAATAATAGATACTCCATAATGAAAAAAATATTAATTTTATTACTTATTGTTTTAGTATCATGTACTGCCCCTAAAAAATGCTGTGGGCAAATTCAGAGTTTTTTAAAATATTCTACTCTTTATGTATCAGCAGATTTAACATCTCCATTAACAGAAAGACCTCATTACAGAATAGATAGGCAAACAGGAGAATTAACAGATGAAACTGTTATACATCCTTATAATTATCAGCTTAATATAGGTATAAGAAAAATAGCACGTTTTGATTATGAGAATAAAGCCAAAACATTTTATGATGGGAGTGAAAACAATATTAGCCATTCTGCTACCATAGGTAATGTAGATGGATTTGAATATAATGCAACATTATCTTATGTAAGAGATAGAAGTAAAAAATTTACCAATCAGAATTATTGGCTCAGATACGTTCATAAATACTTTTTAATAAAAGGAGATTACCAAGATAAGCAAGAGATAAAATTAAAGCATTATGGAGGAGAGATTAGAGGTAGAGTAAGTTGGGGTAAATTTGACTTTACAGCAGGAGTAAAACATCGTTCACATCCTGTTTATGGAGTAAATCCTTTTGAGATGAATTTTGCTCCAGATGATGCATGGTTTAATATTGCTTATGATTTAGGATATGAAGATTCTTATTGGTATTATGATGGAGAGCAAAATGGAGTAGATGATATTTATGATTATTATAACTGGAAGTGGTATGATCCTGAAGGTAATTTAATTGCAGATACTGACCAAGAATTTTATAGGTATCATTTTGGTAGAGCTATTGATGAGTATAATAATAGAGAATTAGAAAAGATGGGGATACAACAAGAAGTGTCCGCAATTATGGGAATAGCATTTTATCATTATGCTAAAAACTTTTGGATTCATTCTTGGGGAGATGTAATGCCTTATCATAAAGGATTATCAGAATATGCTTATACAGATTTAAAATTAGAAGATAAAACTACTATTGATTTTGATAGTGGATTAATTATAGGAACGAAATTAACAACAAGATTAGGATTATTTATTGAGGGGAGATACCAGAGGTACTGGGATATAGATAATTATGAATTAAAAACAGGAATAAACTATTTATTTTTATAGAGATGAAAGAATTAAATGAAGATACAGGATTTAAGATTAGTGTAAAAACATTAGTAGCAATAGGATTTGCGATGGCTACATTAATAGGTTTTTATTTTACTTTACAAGCAGATATAGCAGAGGCAAAAGAATTACCAAAGCCAGAAATATCAAGAACAGAATTTGATTTAAAGGATAAGATGATAAGAGAAACCATCATAAATACCAAAGAAGATGTAGAGGAGATAAAAGAAACTCAATCTAAAATGGATGAAAAGATTGATAGAATAGAACAGAAACTATTTAGCTTATGAAACACGAAATTGAAAAGTGGGCAATATGGGGTATATATTGTTTCATTATAGTAATAATGCTTTTGATTGGTACTTTTGCATCAGCACAAACTATTGTAACTGATAAGAGTTTTAGCAAAACAAATCAAGGTATTACATTGGTAGAATTTTGGGCAGAATGGAATAAAGATAATGAGTGTAATTGGATTACAAGTATTGATAATACTAAAAGTTTTCGTATTAATTTAGAAAGTGAAACCGCTAAAGAGTATGAAATTAATGTATTACCAACAATAATAGTGTTTAATAATGGGGAAGAAATTAAAAGATTTGAGGGAGATTTATCGTTCAAATTATGCCCTAAAAGAACACCAAAAAAGATAAAAAAAGTAGTGGAAGGATTATTAATTAACAAATTTTAAGATGAGTATATTGAGTAGTATATTTAGTGCAGCAGGAGGCGATTTAGTAAAGTCAGTAGGCTCTGTTGTAGATGATTTAGTAACAACAGATGAGGAAAGATTAGAAGCAAAAAATAAGATTGAAACAATGTTTAGAGAATATGAGGCTAAAATGCAGAAAGAGGTTACTGCAAGATGGCTTTCGGACAATCAAGGAAGTTGGCTCACAAAAAACATAAGACCATTGGTATTAATATTTTTATGTGTTTCAACAGTATTATTAATATTTATAGATGCAGGAGTTATTACATTTGAGGTAAAAGCATCATGGGTAGATTTGTTACAGTTGGTATTAATAACAGTTATTGGAGCTTATTTTGGGGGTAGATCATTTGAAAAAATAAAAAAATAAAAAAATGAAAAAATTAATTTGTAATATATTATATAAAATCACTAACAAAAAAATATGTTTTGGATGGTGTAAAAAATGCTCATGAAAAAGCGTAAATTAAACAGTAAAAATCCTCGTTACCTTAAAATTGAACAAGAGGATGTTGATAAAAAATTAATTAGAGAAGTAAAAGGAGCTAAAATTTATGCAATATTTAAAAAATAAAATCAATGAAAGAATATTTTAGGAAAGTAAAAGGGGTATATGTAGAATTTAACTGTCCTTGCTGTGGTAAAAATGAGATGAATCAGTTATTCATAGATACATTAAGGGTGGCAAGAGAATATAGTAATACTCCTTTTGTGATTAATAGTGGATATAGGTGCGAAAAGCATAATAAAAAAATAGGTGGAGTATCAAGCTCTACTCATATAGTAGGTGCAGCCGCTGATATTCATTGTACCGAAAGTAGGCAACGAGCATTGATTCTATGTGGCTTATTAGAAGCAGGATTTAGTAGAATAGGGATAGCCAAGACATTTATCCATGTGGATATGGCAGATAGATTAGAGGGGAAGGACAATAAAGTAGAGGCAGTTTTCTGGCTTTACTAATTATAAATTTAAAAACAAATAAAAATGAAAAAATTATTTTTAACATATATATTAGCATTTACAACTTTAGTTGCTTCGGCACAATTTATGGTAGTTACAACAGTAGATATGCCAGAAGAAAATGAGAGTTGGGGAATGGAAAACTTTACTGATAACTTAGGGATAGGTTATGAAGTAAATGATAAGATCATAATTGGAGCTGTAAAAAACGGGGAAGATTACGATTTATGGGGTAGATATATTATCAACAATATGTATATCTCCATGCAATCATCAATGGATTCTACTGATAACATGAGAGTAGGAGTAGGATACTCAGTAGATTTAGGTAAAAAGCTATATTTAGAGCCTAATTACTCTATGCGAATGAAAGAGAATGATGAGGGAGAAAGAAGTGGAGAGTTTAAATTAGGAGTAGCATACAAATTTTAATTATTAATTTTAAAAACATACATAAAAAATGGAAAATATATTTAATCAAGTAGGAAATTTCGTAGGTAAATTAACAAATTTATTAATATCAATAATGAGCTTAGGTATTATAGCAGAGGTATTATTTGGCGGTCCTGTTTTAGGATTATCAGTAATAGAGGGAGTAATGAATATAATATCTTTATTTGGGAGTAATGGGGTAGTAGGAATTATTGCATTGGTAGTAGTATATCAATTATTGGAGAGAAAATAAACTCCTTTTATAGCAGAGGGTAGGCTAACAATTCCTACCCTTTGCTTTTTTTATGAAGAACAAATATTTAGTATTTCAAAATGAGATAGTTGAATTATTTGAGATGGGTAATAGCTATTCAGCCATAGCCCAGATACTGATAGATAGGCATCATATAGATGTAACTGTGGACCATCTAAGAAAATCAGTAAAAGCCATAGTAAAATTCACTATTGCAGATAAGGAGATAGTACAATATAATCTCAGATTATCTAAACAAAAACAAAGGCTACAAGACCTCCAAAGAATAGAGAGGAAATCATTTAGAGAGCATACAAGATTAGAAAATGCTTTAGTAGAGTATAATAATGAATTAATAAATATTCTACATGAGCATTCTTTAAATACAAAAGTAAAAATACACAAAGACAAAACTAAAGGAGCTTTAATAGTACAGATAGCAGATACTCATTTTAACGAATTAGTGGATTTAGATTGCAATAAATATGATTTTAATATCGCATCTAAAAGATTAGAGAAGTTTGCTCATTATATTAAAAAGTACGTTACATTCTATAATGTAAAAAACGTTCTAATAGCTATTACAGGCGATTTACTGAACTCTGATAGAAGATTGGATGAGAAGCTCAGTATGGCTACAAACAGGGCTAAAGCAACCTTTTTAGGAACGCATCTACTCAAGCATTTTATCCTTGATATTAACCAAGTAGCTAATATTAGTGTAGCCTGTGTTACAGGAAACGAATCAAGAGTAAATGAGGAGTTGGGATGGGTAGATATAGTAGCATCAGATAATTATGATTTTACAATCTTTGAGATGCTTAGATTATTATTACCAGATATTACATTTATTAGGGGGAGTAGCTTAGAGCTGGTAGTAAATGTAGCAAATCAAAATGTATTATTAATACATGGGCATCAATTAGGTAAAATGGATAGCAACCAAGTTGGGAAAGTTATTAGTAAATACGCAAGAAAAGGTACTACTATAGATTTCATTATATGTGGGCATCTGCACGAAACGATGATAACAGATACTTTAGCAAGATCAAGTAGTTTGGTAGGAGCTAATGCTTATAGTGAAAACGCTTTGAATCTATATAGTAGAGCAGCACAGAATATATATGTAATGATGGATGATGGAAGGCATGATATTAGGATAGATTTACAACATAGTAATTTTAAGGGTTATCCAATAGATTTAGAGCTTGCTTCTTATAATGCAAAAAGTTTAGAAAAAACTTATAAAAAAGAAACTGTATTTAAAATAATTGTTTAGATTAGTATAATTTTAGTTATTAGTCGTAACATGATACTTGTTTTGGGAATTAGGTAAGCATCCTCGCTTGCCTATTCTCATTTATGTTAATAAGTATGTTAATATCTATTCAACAGAATTTATCTAAATTGTTAAAATCTATTTATATTTGTTGCAACAAAAAACAATAACTAAAATGAAAAAAATATTATGGAAAGCTACTAACAAAGATGGTATGGTAGCAAGAGATAAAATGAATGATGAGGAATTTTCAAACTTTTTAAGACATAATGAGTGGACCTCATACACTTATGATTCATACACTAAATCAAGTATGAAAGATAAAATAAAAAACATATTACAACATATAGTAATAGTATTAACATTTTTAGGAATAGGAGTATTAATCTTAGAAGCCTTAGTAAGAATATAAATTTAAAATAATAAAACAATGCAAAAAGAAGCTAAAGTAACTAACATACAAGGAGATGGAATGTTTAACGACTTGTATAAATTTGAGATAGAATTAGATAATGGAGATAGTGGAAAAGTATATAAAAAAAGAGATGATTCTGGAGTACAAATAGGAGAAACGATTACATATACAAAAAACGATAAAGGAACAATCAAAGTCCAAACAGGATATGAGAAAAGATTTCCAGAAAAATTCCAAGATAAAGGATATGATAAACGTACACAAAGATATATAATAAGACAATCCTCATTAAAAACCGCTACTGATTTTATAATAAATACAAAAGGAAAAGAAAGCGATATATTTCTATTAGCAGATAAGATGGTAGCATATTGTATGGGGGGAATGAATGATTTTGAAAATGATAAAAAACAAGAAAAAGAAGAAAATAATGCACCATTCTAAATTAACATATAAAAAAGTAGATAGAGCTATTGAAGCAGTATGTCAAGTATATGGGGTACAAAGGAATCATGTACTCAATGTACGTTGCAGACCACGACCAATCCCAGATGCAAGAAGAATGTTGGTACACTATATGCATAATCATCTATATATAAAACATTATCACATGAAAGATTTTATAGATAATCTATGTCATAGTACAAGCATCTATCATTGTAGAAAATTAGATTTCTTCCTACAAAGAGAAAAAGATACTAAACGTAAATATTTAAAATTTAGAGAGGAGGCTGGAGAATTTAATGATAAATTAGAACAGCTTGAGATTAAAAAACAAGAGATTGTAGAGATGCAGAAAGAGGTAAAAGAATTACTCAAAAAAATCAAAAAAGATGATAAAAGGATTTGAGCATATAACTTTTGAATTAACTAAAGATGAGATGGAATTGTTACCAACTATCATCAAAGGGTTAGTTACTAAAAAAGGCAAAGCTAATGCTGTTACAAGCACCAAAATTTGTGAGGCTATGAATATAGACGCTCCAAGATTAAGAAAGATGATTAGCTATATTAGAGTTAATGATCTAATCTTTGGATTATGTAGTAGCAGTAATGGATATTATATAGCAGAGAATCTTAATGAATTAGAGGATTGCTGTATATCTTTAAAGCAGAGGATAGCTACTCAAGTTAAGGTATTGAATAGCTTAGAGAAACAGGAGATTATGTTTGGTGGAACAGGGCAAACAACATTATTTGAATGAAAACAAGAGATTTTAAAGGCATCTGGATACCTAAAGAGATTTGGCTTAATAACAATCTTAAACTAATAGAGAAGATATTTTTAGTAGAGATAGATTCATTAGATAATGAGGATGGATGTTATGCTTCAAATAAATACTTTGCAGAGTTCTTTGGAATAACAAAGGGGAGATGTAGTCAAGTCATTAGTGCTTTACAAGAAAAGAAACTAATAAACATACATTTTGAGAGGGATGGTAAAGTAATTACTCATCGTATAATAAAGGTAGTTAATAAATTAAATAGGGTAGTTAATAAAGAATTAGAGGGTAGTAAAAATATTAAAGGGGGGTATTTAGAAAATGATAAAGATAATAATACAATACTTAATAATACAGTTAATAATAATAATAGGTTTAAAAAACCAAAAATTGAAGATATTGAAGAATATTGTTTAGAGAGAAAAAATAATATTAATGCTGAGAGATTTTATGATTACTATGAATCAAAAGGATGGATGATAGGTAAAAACAAAATGAAGAATTGGAAAGCGGCTGTTAGGACATGGGAGGGCAGAAAAGAGGAGAAAGGAATGAGTAAAATGCATAAACATCTATCTTCTCATTATAAAGCTAAAGAATTACTAAAACAATCAAGAGGATGATAAAAACAATAACAAGAGAAGAATTAGAGGATAAATGCTTAGAGCTATTAAGCAGAGCCTTTTTAGATTTAGGACAGCATAACGTAGATGCTGAGAGTAAAGTAATAATGGCTCAGAGTTTAGCTCATGACCTACATAAAACATTTGGCTCATTATACTTTGATGATATTAAAGATGCTTTCTGGAATGGAATAAGGAATACAGAAGAATTTAGCATCAATGCAAAAACTTGGTATAAATGGATAAAGATATGGAGAGATATATTATGGGATGCAGAGTATCAAGTTAGGAATGGAGCTGATCCTAAACAAGTACCTCATTATAGAGAACAAAAACTATTAAAATGAAGATATTAAATTTATACGCTTGCTTAGGTGGTAATAGATATAAATGGAACGAAGTCAAAGATGATATAGAAGTAACTGCGGTAGAATTAGATGAGGAATGCGCAAGACTATATCAAGAGAGATTTCCAAATGATAAAGTAATTGTAGCAGACGCACACCAATATTTATTAGACCATTATAAAGAATATGATTTTATATGGAGTAGTCCTCCTTGTCCTACACATAGTAGATTTAATTTGTCAATGAAAACAGTACTAAAAATGAGATACCCAAATATGGACTTGTATCAAGAGATAATATTTTTAGATACTTTTTTTAATGGTAAATATTGTGTTGAAAATGTCATACCATTTTACCAACCTTTGATTCCTGCTAAGAAAAGAGGTAGACATTTATATTGGACTAATTTTAATTTACCTAATAGCATAAAAGAGAGAAAAAATCCAGAATTATCAAGAGGTTTATCTAAAGATATAGTTTTAAGACTTTCAAAATATCATGATTATGATTTTACTAAATACACAGGAAAACAACCAAGAAAAAAAATTGCTAATAA